GTAGATTAGATGATGGTAAGCCAGTATATCCAGACTTTAATAAGCTCATTCATGTAGCAGAAGAACATATACCAGTAGCAAATGGTAATACAGTCTATGTAGGTATGGACTTTGGATTGACTCCAGCTGCCGTATTTGCCCAAAAAATTCGCGGAAGATGGCACATCTTAAAGGAAGTTGTGTGTATTGACATGGGTATCGTACGCTTTGCTGAGCTAATGCGACAAGAGATTGCACAGAATTATCAGGGTTGTGACCTACAAATGTGGGGTGATCCAGCTGGTGACTTTAGAGCGCAGACTGATGAGAGTACACCATTCCAAATAATGAGAGGAGCTGGAGTACAAGTCTATCCAGCACCTAGTAATGATGTAAGCCTAAGGTTAGAGTCTGTAAACGCTGGACTAACTCGTATGCTTGAAGGCCAGTCTGGAGTAATCATAGATAAAAGATGTAAAGAACTTATAGCTGGATTTGATGGTGGCTATCACTATAGAAGATTACAAGTAACAGGACAGGAAAGATACCAAGAAAGCCCTAACAAAAATAGATTCTCCCATGTGCATGATGCTTTACAATACCTGATGCTAGGATCAGGAGAAGGGCGAAGCATAACACATGGGGGAGCATTAAGAAATGCCTTTCAAGCAAAAGCATCTTTTAATCCATTTGATAAACAAAGAGCTAGAAAAAAAGAAAAAAGTTTCTGGAGTAAGTTTTAATGCACCTATCGTACTTTGACATATTCGGTATTGCTGCGTTAATATCTCTACTGTTAAATTATTGGACAGGAAAAAAATGAGTGAGTCATTATTAAAAAGATTAAAACTTAGTGGATATAACAAACCAAAAAGAACACCTGGGCATAAAACTAAATCACATGTAGTCTTAGCTAAAGTAGGGGATGTAATAAAAACAATTAGGTTTGGTCAACAAGGAGTGTCAGGCGATAAAGATAATACTGCAAGAAGCAGATCATTTAAAGCAAGGCACGCAAGCAACATAAAGAAAGGAAAATTGTCCGCAGCTTACTGGGCAAATAAGGTAAAATGGTAACATGAGTTTATTAGCAAACATAAAAAAAAGACAAAGAAAAGGTATTTCTAGGTCAAAGAAAAAAACAACAATAAGTAAAAAAGCATACTCTCAAATGAAGAAGGGTTGGAAAAAATAATGGAATGTGCGTTGCTCATATTCTATTTACAAATACCAATGCAATAAGGATGAAAAAATATGTGTATAAAAACACCAAAGCCACCAAAGGAAAGTCAAGACGCAAAAGCAGCAAGAGCAGCCCAACTAAAGGGAGAGCTAGACGAGCGTACTAGACTTAAGACTGAAGCTACCGAAGCACAAAGATTGCTTCAATCTGGTTTTGGTAGACGATCTCTCATTACTGGTGTAGGGGGAGGTAGAGGTTATCCTCTGGGTTCTTAATTAATGGCAGATAGTGTTAAACAAATACTTGAAAGGTATGCGAAAGCAGAAGCTACCAAACAATTATGGAGTACTACCTTTGAAGAATGTTATGAATATGCGCTACCACAAAGAGAAAGCTTTTATCAAGAATCTCAAGGTGCAAATAGACATGACAAAATTTTTGATGAAACAGCTGTAGTAGGTGTACAAGAATTTGCATCAAGACTACAAGCTGGAATTGTTCCAAACTTTGCCAGATGGGCTGACTTAGTAGGAGGACAAGAAGTTCCTGAGGAGGAAAGATTAGATGTTAACAAAGCTCTCGATGATGTTACAGAATATGTATTTGAAGTTCTGCAAAATTCCAACTTTAATCAAGAAGTACATGAAAGCTTCTTGGACTTGGCTGTTGGAACAGGTTGCCTACTTGTTGAAGAAGGTGACGCAATTAACCCTGTCAACTTTACAGCAATTCCGCTCCCTCATATCTGCTTGGACACAGGACCTCAAGACGATATTGATACGATATATAGGAAAAGATTAGTTCGCTGCAAAGACCTTATGGTTGCATATCCTGATGCAGACCTATCATCTCAAATGAAACAGAGTATGATAGATAATCCAGACAAAAAAATTAATATTATTGAAACAGTATATAGAGATTACTCTGTATTGCCTGATGAAAAGTATCATTATTGTGTAGTAATTAAAGAAGAAAAGCGTAAGATAGTACACAGAGAAATGAATGGTAATGGTTCTAATCCATATATTTGCTTCCGTTGGGGTAAATGTGCTGGAGAAGTATATGGTCGTGGACCATTGATGAACGCTATGGCAGCAATTAAGACTACCAATCTAACTGTGGAGATGATATTAGAAAATGCTCAAATGGCTATCTCGGGTATATACCAACTGGAAGATGATGGTATTGTTAATACAGATACAATACAGTTATTGCCGGGTACTGTCATACCTAAAGCACCAGGCTCGTCTGGACTCCAGCCGATCCAAAATGCTGGTGACTTTAGAATATCTGATATTATTTTGTCGGATATGCGTAACAACATCAAGAGAGCTTTATACAATGATATGCTGGGCGATCCGAACAGAACCCCAGCCTCTGCAACAGAAATTGCAGAAAGAATGGCAGACCTTTCAAGAAGAATTGGATCAGCCTTTGGAAGATTACAAGCAGAGTTGGTTACTCCAATCCTACGACGAGTTATACATATACTTAAAAAACAGGGTAGAATAGAAGTACCACAGATTAATGGCAGAGAAATTAAAGTAGTAAGTATTTCTCCATTAGCACAAGCACAGATGCAAACAGATATTGCATCAGTAGATAGATTTTTAGAATTGGTCATGGCTAGGTTTGGACCACAGATGTTACCTATGTTAGTTAAAGGTGATGAGGTTGCTAAATTCTTAGCTAAAAAATTCTCTGTGCCAGAGGATTTGTTAATGACTGATGCTGATAGACAGCAAGTTTTACAACAGGCACAACAGATGGGAGCTATACCAAATGACGAAGCAACAACCGAAAATACTGGGACCTGATGGATATGAAAGAAGCAGTAAAGATCAAGAGTCTTTAAATGATTTACTTGCTACTACATTTTCAACACCACACGGACAACAAACATTGGCTTATTTAAAATCAATAACAACCGAAAGAGTTGCTGGACCTGAAATAAAAGCTGATGCTTTATTTCACTTAGAGGGCCAGAGATATTTAGTAGGCATTATTGAAACAAGAATGAGAACACATAAACCTAAGGAGCAAAATAAATGACAGAAGAATCATTAGTAGAACCACAAGTAGTAGAAGAAACAACGGAGTCTGGCGATCTCCCTCCCACCCAATCTGCACCAACCGAAAGCCAGACTCCAACCAAACCAGATCATGTACCAGAAAAATTTTGGAAAGATGGAAAGCTAGATGATTTATCTTTAGCTAAGTCATATACAGAATTAGAAGGTATGATTGGTAAAAGAAAAGATGACTTTAAAGAAGAACTGATAGGTGAACTTAAAGCAGAGCAAATGAAGGATAGACCAGCAGATGAAAATGCTTATACAATTCCAGAAATAGAAGGATTCACACAAGAAGATATACTTGCTAATCCTATGTTAGACTGGTGGAAAAAAACAGCATTTGAACAGGGATTTAATGATGAACAATTCCATGAGGGTATAAAACAATTTGCTGAATCTAATGTAATAGAAGTTGATTTAGCTCAAGAAAAAAGTAAACTTGGTGATAATGCTGAGGCAAGAATAGATAGCGTAACTAAATGGGCCTCAACTAATTTTCAAAATGAAGAACTTGATATTGTTGTAGAGTTAGGAACAACTGCTTCTGGTATAAGATTTTTAGAAAGGTGTATGGGTATGGGTGTTGGTAGTGTTAATACTGCTGATGCAGTAGCCAAAGGAACAGGACAACAAACTATTAGTGACTTAAGATCAATGATGAACGATCCTAGATATTGGGATTCTAATAAAAGGGATGAAGCTTTTGTTGCAGAAGTTAACGAGGGTTTTCAAAAGTTAGGTGGTAATTAGTATATTTAAACCTGATCTACAGTTAGTCACAGAACTAGCTGACAATCTAACTAACGAAGATATTGCAGAATGTGAATTACTTGGATGCTCACCTTTAGAAGCATGTGTCCAAGCATTAACAGAACATCAACAAGATATATCATGGGTAGCTGTAAACAAAAACGGACCTATGATGATGTGGGGAATTTTTAGAGATACACCTCCTGTTAACAATAAGATGTATAAAAATGCTGGTCGAATATGGCTTTTAATGTCTAACAACATGAATAAAAAAGAAAAATTTATATTCTTAAGAGAGTCAAAAGCATGGGTAGAAGTCTTTAATACACACTTTGATTTGATATTTAACATAGCAGATTCAAGAAGAAAGGGATTAAAAAAGTTTTTACTCTATCATAAGTTTGATATTATAGACTTAGAAGATGACAACCGTATGTATTTTGTGCGTTGCGTGAACAATCAAGAAATAATTAATTAGTGTTAACTGCCCAAAGGTAAATGGCCAACCCTATTCTTTAGGATAATTGGAATCAGTACTCTAGGATAACAG